ATCTAGGCCAGGGAGCCTAGAGGCAGATAAGCAGAGAGTGAGCGAGGGGGCGGCTTCGGTCGCCCCCTCCGTCTAGGAGGAACAACATGCACAAACTGACAGCATTCATCTGGGCCTTCCTGGCCCTCTTCGCCTTCGGCCTCATGCGTTACGCCATCATCGAGGGCGGCGTAGTCATCGAGGGGGCGCGGGAGAGTGTCCTTGCCGTCAAGATCGGCGCGGCAGCCCTGGGGGTGGCCGCCGTTCTGGCTGCCCAGACCGATACCGGCGTCCAGGTGGTCATCACTACAGGCATCAAGGGGCTTGACCGGCCCCGCCGGATAACGGCTACTGCGGGCGGGACAGCCGCCGACATCAAGGCCGTCTCGGTCATAATCGCTGGCCTTGATCCCATAGGGCTCGCCCTGACTGAGACGTTACCCGCCTTCACGGTGAACACGGCCGGAACCGTCACGGGTTCCAAGGTCTTCGCCAGGGTGACATCGATCACGATTCCCGCTGGGGATAGCCCTTATGGGGATACGGTCTCCATCGGCGCGGCTGGCCTCCCGGCGGTAGCGAGCACCACGGGCATCCACGCGGCTGTCACCGACAACGGCGCGCCCCAAACCGTCACCACGGGGATCAACCAGCCGGACGTGCCGCGCAACATCACGGCGACGGCAGGGGGAACCGCTGGGGACATCAAGGCCATCGCGGTGATCATCACGGGGACCAACGCTGAGGACGTGGTGATCACGGAAACCTTGGGGGTCTTCACCGAGAACACGCCGGGCACGGTCGCCGGTCTCAAGGCGTTCAAGACCGTGACCTCGATCCTGATTCCCGCCCACGATGGCACGGGCGCGACCACGGCCATCGGCTTCGGTGACGTGGTGGGCCTCGGGCACCGGCTGGCCCGGAACACGGTCCCGGCGGCCTTCCTCGCCAACACCGTTGAGAGCACGGCGCCTGCCGTCGTTGTCAGCGCGACGGACATCGAGAGCAACACGGCCGACCTGAACTCGGCGCTCAACAGCACTCAGGTTGTGGTCGAACTGGTACAGACCTAGCGATTCAGACCTGGGGATTCACACCCCAGAAGGAGAGCGAAAGATGGACCCAAGACTATGCGGGGCTGACGACGGCTACTTCGTCACGAACAACCCGACGCTGGACACCGGCCTGGCGACACTCGCCGCGCCAGTGAACGGCGCCGACATCGAGCCGTTCATCATCCTGAAGAACAATGATGTGGTCGTGGATAAGGGAGGCAAACTCATCTACCCCGACTACATCCGCCTAACCTGCACGGCGGCGGGCACGGCCGGGGCCTCCCTCCGCATATCGGCGAAGATCGACAACGTAGCCCGGTACACGTCGGGCTCGACACTGACGCCGACTCCGAAGAACGCCAACATGAACTCCGGCGTAACGACCATCGCTCTCGTCTACGCTGGCCCGCTTGTCGCTGCGGCGGCGGGTTCGGCGCAACGGATGCTGGGTGAGGTACTCGCCCGCATGGCGATTCCGGTCGTGGGTGACGAGTTTGTACTGAAGTTTGGGGGTGGTGCCCCGCAGCCGTCGATCGCCAAGAACGGCACGGCCCCAACGATCTACGTGATCAACTTCCCGCCGGTCATCCTTGGCGGCGGCGACTCGCTGCTGATCCACCTGTGGCTGCCGTCTCAGTCCGCCGCCTCTTCCTACCTAGTGGAAGTCGGCCACTGGGAGAAGATTCCCTCGGCCAACTAGCGGCCTCCTGTTTGAGGTCGGGGCTGGCGCTCTACGGAGGGCGCTGGCCCCGACCATTAGGAGAGTGAGATGGGGTTGACCATCACCCTGCTATCGGCCAGCAAGGAGGAAGAGCCCATGTGGATTTCACCCCGCCGTCTCTTCTTGACGGCGGACAAGGAGCGTGTAGTGGAGGACGGGGACATTGAGGCCCGCTACCTCCTGGTCGGCAAGGGCGGCGAGGTCCCGATGGCTGACGCGGAACGCTATGGCCTGCTGAAGCCGAAGCCGGAAGAGAAGGCGGTCGAAGAGCCGCCCGAAGACAAGGCCCTGCCGCCGGCGACGAACAAGGCAGTCAAGCGAGGGCGCAACAAGAAGGGGTAGCAGATGCCCGCAGCAGTGACAGATCCCTACGTTTCGGCGACGGACTACAAAGCCTGGGTCGGGAAGACAGGCACGGGCGACGACACGGAGCTGGCCGCCCAGGTCATAGCCGCCTCCCGCTTCATCGACAAGGAGTGCGACCGCTTCTTTACCCAGGATGCGGCGGCTGTGGTGCGCCTCTTCGACGGCAACGGCTCGACACGCCTCTACGTCAGCGATATAGCGAGCCTCACGGGCCTGGTCGTGAAGGTCGACCTGGACGGCGACTTCGCGTTCACCAGCACAGGGGAGACGCTGACCATCGGCACACACTTCTGGGCCGGGCCCGCGAATGCGGCGCTGGGGCCGGAGCCGCGCCCCTACGCATACCTGGACATTGTGCCGGGAAACGGGCGGCTCGCTGTCTGGCCCGAGCAACTAAGGAGCGTCCAGGTGACGGCCGTCTTCGGCTGGCCTGCCGTGCCCGCCGCCATCAAGGAGGCGACGGTCGATCTGGTGCGCAAGTTGCGCGACATTCAGCAGTCGGGTGCCGCCGAGGCCCTACAGAACATCGACATGGCGATGCAGATGGCGGGGCGGCAATCCTTCATCTTCCAGGACATGAGGCGCCAGTATCGGCGCGGGGTGCCGTTCGCATGAGCGGCTCTGGTATCACCATCACCGTCGAGGGCGTCGAGGCCCTGAAGAAGAAGCTGGGCGGCGTGACGGAGCCCATCGGTGGCATCGTCCGGGAGGCGGGCATATTCGCCCGAGAGAAGACGGCGACATACGCCAAGCCCCACGCGGCTGACAAGGGCACGCTGGGGCAGGGCATCACCCTGAAACTCGGCGCAGGCGCCGTGCCCCTGGATGCCACGATCGCCCCGAACTCGCGGATCATGGGCATCGCCGTGACGGTGGAGCAGGGGCGGCCTCCGGGCAAGCGCCCCAACGTGGACGCTATCGAACGGTGGGCGTGGGCGCACGGCTACCTGCCACGGGCAAGCCGCGGCTGGAAGCTGGCCCAGCAGATCGCAAAGACCGGCACGAAGGGCGTCAAGATGTTCGAGCACGCGGCCAAGGACACCGAGGCGAAGGTGAAGGAACTCGTGAGCCATGCGGTGAGCACCATTGAGAAGAGGTGGCGCTCGTGACCCTAACACTGGACGCCGCACTCACCCGAATCGTCGCCATACAGGCGGCGATTTCGATAACCAGCCCTGTCGTGCTGGCCATCCCTACCGGCGGTGCCCACAAGGACCCGCCGGGCGCGATTCAGGACACGCCCTGCTTCCTGAACATCGTGGAGCCGGGCGAGATCGCCTACGGGCCGGGCATCCAGCGCCAGACACACAAGGTCAAGATGCAATTCATGGTCAAGGACGAGGGGATCGCCGACGCCTCGGCCATCGCCCGCGCCTTCCTGGAGGCGACGCGGGTAGCGTTCAATGGCGACGTGCGCCTGTCCGGCGCCTGTACCGTCGCCATGTTGGGCGCGACGGCGGGCGTGACGGGCCTACAGTATGCCGGCGTCCAGTACATCGGATTCGAGTTGCCGCTCCTGGTGCAGATGCACGAGGCGGTGACGTTCGCCTGAGAGGAGGTCAACCGTGTGGAAGTATGAGGGCGAGGGCGCCTACCTTCCGGGCATCCCCGCCCAAGACATCAGCGATGAAGAGGCGCAGGAACGGGAAATCGAGGCGACGCTGAAGGCGTCCGCGATCTACCGCCATGTGCCCGACCGGCCCGAGAAGCCGGAGAAAGACAGAGGTGAGTGATGGCACTCGCAGGAACGGCCATCGAGGCCGGGACCATCTTCCAGCTTGGCAAGGAGGGCACGCGCGGCACGGCTGTAGCAGCGACGAACCGGCTGCTCATCGACAGCCTGAGCGTTGACCCAGGGGCGGTGACGCATAAGCCGACGCCCGCCGTAGGCACGCTCACGCGCCAGGGGCCGACAAGCATCACGCGCAAGCTGGCGCAACTCAAGGCCGCCGGACCTCTGAGCTTCGAGCAGATCGGCTACTTCCTGGGGATGGGCGTGAAGGGCGCCGTAGCGGGCGCAGGTGGCCCGCCGCTCTACACCTACACCTACAACCCCGACGAGATCAGCGATCCGGCGCCCGACACCTACACCATTGAGCGTCGTCTCAGCGACATGCTGGCCTCGCCCGGCTATGACGACATCGAAATGGAGTACTGCTTCGCTCGCCAGTTCACCATCAAGGGAGCCGAGGGCGAAGAGGCCGTGTGGCAGATCGACGCCGACATCGTGGGGCGGCAGGTCACTAGCACGACCCTGACAGGCGCCATCGCCGTGCCGACGGTCGAGGAGATCCTGGTGCTGAAGACGGCCGTCTACATCAACGACACGTGGGCGGCGCTGGGCAACACCCAGATCACGGGCCAGGTGCTCGACTTCAGCCTGACGTACGACACGGGGCTGAAGGAACTCTTCTGCCCGGACGGCAACCTGTTCTTCAGCAGGTACAGCTTCGCCGGTTCGCCGGGGCGCGCACGGGGCGCAACCCTCGACCTGACGATGCTGGTGAGCACCCAGATGGCAGCCGAACGGACGAAGGCTCAGGCGGGCGCGACGCGCTTCGTGCAACTGAAGGCGACAGGAGCCTCCAGCAAAGAGGTGACCTTGGGCATGGCCGTGCAGCACGAGTCGGGCGACATCGCCGAGGTGGGGGCCAAGGATGGTCTGCGCATCGTCAGCATGAAGCTGGTCCCGCTCTACGACGCGACGGGCGCGGCGCACTTCAAGGCGGTAGTAAAGAATCTGCTTGCGGCGCTGGTGTAGGAGGAGA